TTATAGACTATCTTCTCCAAACGTTGCTATGTACATATCTAAATCAGACATACCATCCTCGTGTCTGTAAGGGAACATAGAGTCTAAAATTTCCTCTTCATCATAAGGAAAATCGAATTCATCGTCATCTTCCCATTCTTCTTCTGTTTCAAAATTTTCTTGTGTCATTATTTATTATTATTTTTAGTTTATACTATTTATTAGCACATAATTTGGCATTAAAACGCTGGGCTTCAATATTAGCAGCATCATATTCTTCCCAAAAAGATATGGCGAGATAATTAATATCTTTTGCATTATAAAGTTTACCTACTGAAGGAAGGAGAGGAAGTTTTATTTCTTCAATAAAAAGTTTTTCTTCCTTATTAGAAGAGTTAATTTTTTCAATTTCTCTTTCTTTTTCCTCTATTTTAGATTTCAAATTATTAATATCTTTATCTAATTGAGTTATTTTTTGATTTAATCTCTCTTTTTCTTTTGGTTCTGTATGATTCCTTAAAGTCTCTCGTTTTTCTGTTAGAAATTTGATATTAGTCTCTACTTCTCGTTTTAAGTTATTAATTTTTTGAGAAATTTCAGTAACTATTTGTTTATTAGCTGATGAGGAAATATTCTTATAGATTTCATTTACTCTTTGAATATTCTCTGATAAACTCTTATCTTTACCAAACGAAATATTTTTTAAGTTAGCTAAAAAGGCTCTATCGGCTTTGAAACTCTCTTTATCTTTTAAAGTTTCAATCTTTTTGATAAGTTCGTCCACTAAGCTTATAATATTCTTTTTTTCTTGTTCCCATTTTTTATATAAAGGGTGTTCTACAATATTTTCAGGCAAGTAAAAAGGCATAATTTCCCATTTATATTCTATTTCAGCGGAAAAATTATCATCTTCAAATATAGGATTAGAATTTTCAAATTTTTCTTTAGGAGGTAACTCATCAAAAGTTAGTGAGTTAAGGTCTTTCTTAGAAAAAGCAAGAATTTCAATAGGCTTCTCGTCTTCTTTTCCAATAGGGACTATTGTTTTTCCTATTAGATTTTCTCTATTTGTTTCTTTAAAAGCTTCAAAAAGAGAAGCAAAAACATAATCTTTATCACCATACTCATTGGGATTATGAAAAATATCCATTGGTTTTGAATTTATAGAAAAATGTCTATCTTTTTCAATAATTTCATATTTTGCTTCTTCCCAAAAAAGATAACAAAAATGACGGTATAGCTTAGAAATAACTTCTTTTTCTAAGTTATTCTTCAGAAAACTTGAATGTATGTTCTGCTCAGATAACTCGCCTATGAGAAATAACCCATCAGGATTATTAGAATTAGGATTTCTGAGAATAGTACTACCTTTTACATTTACACCATAACGAATGAGTACTTTTTCTTGTAAGGCATTTAATTCTTCTGTATATTCGCTTACAAGAAGATAAGTCCTTATATGCTCTGAACATTTTAAAATGCAACTTATTGTAGCAGGGTCTGTTAGTTTAGGAGTTTGGATACATAGAATCTCGCCTAATTGTGGGGATAAGAATTGCATTAATATTCTTCCTACATTGCTCTGTTTTTTTTCTCCTAACAACCAACTGTTAAACATAGGTTTATCTCCGTAAGAGAGCTTTTTATTTTTTAAAAGGGGACTAATTTTATTCATTTGTTATTTTATTTAAAAAGTTAATTGTGTTTTTAGTAAGCATATTTTCTTTGACATAAGCATATATAACAGATGCTTTAGTAGTATATAAACCTTTATTTTTATCTTCTTTCCCAATATATCCATTTAATGAATTTGACCCATTTAATATATGCCATTTACCTTCTTTACGTATGATTAAGTATCTGTCGTGTAGGCGTTTTTCATCTTTTTCTTCTAAAGCAAATATTTTGAATTTATTACGACATCTTTCATAAATGGTTTGATTTTGTTTTTTGAAAAGGTCTGGTATTCCTTCAAGAGAGAACGGTTGTGAGATGATGACTTTCTTTGGTATATCAAAACTATTCAAAAGTTTTTCTAATAAATCAGGACGTTTTAGAGCATAGTAATCGTAATAAATAATAACATCCCCTGTTTTTACATCAAGTTTAGTAACGAACTCTTCAAAAGAAAATGTAGAATTTTCGGGAATTTCTATTACTTTTGACGAAAGAGACAAGAAAAACTCTTTATTAGGGTTTAAGTCTTCGGGAGCTTGTAAGTGCCATTTTATGAGTTTATTCTTGCTGTGTTCTTTCATAAAATCAGAAACTTCAGGTGCTTCTAAATCGTACATTGCCAACCCTTCTTTTTGTTGAATACACATAGCTTCATATTCAAAATCAGCAAAGGTTAAGAATTTTTCTTTCACTACTTGTTCCAATAGCGAGTCTCGCCAAGTGGTAGCTACTTGTTTGTTCTCAGGCATTATAGGAATTTGTTCTATCTCAATAGTGTAGTTACTATGAGAACCCTGAAAGTTAGAATAGAAAGTCTTTTTTTCTTCTTCTGTGCGATGATCAAATCCTATCATAAGGCGTTTGTGTTCGGTACTCCACCCTTTAAAATAATATTTTATTTCGTCTTCTAAGTTTTTATCACAAGATATATTCATCGCTCTTATTTCATTATTGCCAAGTTTCCCTTGGAATTCATAGTAAGAAGAGTCTAAACCGTTCCAAACCCATTTAAAAAAGAGTTTATCAGGAGAATGTATTTTTGCATAAAATGTCTGTTTTCTTAGGTTGAACTTAGAAAAATCTGTTTTACCATCAAGGGTAGGCAATAATAAGTGTTCTTCATTTGTAAAATCAACGGAGAAAGGGGCTATATTTTCTTTCTTAGGATTAGTAGTAGCGTCTTTCCTACTAAAAAACAATATTTTAGTACCTAACACAAAATCATTTTCTATATACCAAATTGTATATTTTCCTTTTTCAACTTCATAAGTTTCTCCTGTCTTCTTTATTTCTTCACCTTTTCGAGTTAAGAATGAAGCGCTATTGAAAACTCCAATCTCTTGGAGATATTTTTTAACTCTACTTTCTATAAGAGGATTTTTGAAATGCTTGCCATTTAAGTAATCTTGAATATCTTTTCGGATTACTTTCTTTTCTATTTCTAGATAGGCATCAGCTTTTTGCAATGTTAATTCTCGAGTAAATGTTATTTTCATTGTTATTGATGTTTATAAGTTAATTTAGCTAATTCTTTTAGCTCATTAGACTTTGATTTGGTTAAAAAATAGTCATAACTACCAATAATTACTAATTGGAATTTTGCACGAGTTACCGCTACGTTCAGTCGGTTAGGACTATCTAAAAAGCCATCGCGTTTATTCTGTACCATTGATAGAAATACAATGTCGGCTTCTTGTCCTTGGAATTTATCAACTGTATGGAGTTTGATATTAATTTTATACTTACCTTCAACATAAAAATTAGATATTGCATTATTTTTACCAGTTATACCTCGCAGTTTATTTCTTAAGTCCTTTTCTTGCCCTCTATAAAATGTGAGAAAAGCTACTGACCATTCATTCCCATTAGGAGGAGGTGAGTTTCGGGCGAAATTTAAAAACTCATTAAGATGTTTTATCATTTCTTTTGTCTCGCTTGGGTTGGTGTTTCTATTTACCGTCCCTTCTACATCTACCCATACACTTCTTTTGCTGTATTTAGTATATCCCCATTGCCGTTTTTCTATAATAGAAGATAAGTCTTGTAAAGCACCTTCTTTAGAATAGAACAGTTCACGAGGAAACTTAGAAATATCAGGATGCATACGATGTTGGTACTTGAGTTGTACCCTTCTTTCTCTTAAAAGAGTACTTTCAAAACCCTCTGAAATAGTAGAACTTGCTCTTATGCGCTTGCCTTTTATCTTTATACCTTGTACTAATGACTCTAAAATAGACGGGAAAGCCATACTTGCTATTCTGTCTAAAGCTTCTTTTATATCTATAGACTTAGGAAGTAGTTCTTCATACCCCTCGCTTTTCTTTTTAGAGAGTCTTAGTTGGTACTCTCTATCCATACGCCAAGCGATTTCATCAGCCCAACTTTTCTCTGATAAAATTTGGTTAATACTATTTACTATTTCAAAACTATTAGTGTATGCTTCTTTATCTTTTCCCTCTTGGTAATAAAAAAGGTGCTTATCAGTATAGCTTTTATGGGTGAAAGCATGTTGAGAACTTTCCCAATCTTTGTTTAATAAAACAGCGTGGGTATCTGGGAGAAGATTCTTTTCTATAGCTTCATTTAAAAGATTTTTCTCTATTAGAATAATATCGGCTACAGCAAGTTCTAATTTACTAACTTCGCTAAAACAAATTTGTGTAAAATTATTTTCAGTAAATGTTTCTCCTTCTCGAACTACAGCATAAAATAGCTTTCCTTCGAAGTTTTCTTGTCTGCCACTTTTCAGTTCTTCTCTAATTTTTAGTATTATTTTAGGATCTACAGGAAGAATATACTTACTGTTTTTGTTTATACATTTTTTTAGTTGATGGAGATAAAAAATAGCATATTGTAATTCATTGGGAACTAATTTTTTACCTTCTTTGTTTGCAATATGAGCAATGTTAGAAACAATCTCATCTTTGTCAGTAAAAGGAGATAGTTGCATTACATCCCCCACTAACACCCATTTTTTAGCATATAGAGCTGGCACTAAAAACTCTTGAAAGGTAGTTTTACTACTTTCATCAATAATAAGGTAGTCAAACTCAGGAATAATAGGCTCATTATATTTATATTTTCCATCTTTTTTATTTTTACGATTTTTAAATTTAGGATGTTGTAAAATACCAATAGTAGTTCCACATACTAAATTAGACATTTCGAGTAATAGGTTTTGTTCAATGTCAGGGTTGGATTTTAAAAAATTACTTAACTGATAGTTACTTACATCATTACTAATGCGCTCGGTATCACCTATACGGATAGGGAGTATACTAAACTGCTCTAATAAAGAGACTTCGTTATGTTGTTTTTCCATTAGCCTTTCGAGCACATTATCAATGGCTACGTGAGTAGAACCACAGAGCAAAATGCGTTTTCCTCTTTGTATAAGTTGGCATATTAGTTCTAAAATTACAGTAGTTTTACCAGAGCCAGGAGGACCTTCTAAAATAGCAAAATCGGGGGTATTAATAGCTTTATTTACAAAGTCACGTTGTTCAAAACAACCATCTCGCTTATCATCAGTCAGAATATTCCATTGTTCAATTCTTTGCCTATTAGGTTCAGCCCATTTTACTTTTTCTCTATCTTCAAAAAGACGAATAAGATTTCTATGTTCTCCAATAGGCATTGTTTTTAGAGTGCTGATAGCCTCTATTTGTTTTTTAATTTGATAAGTATTTACAACAATACTAAGAATTTCAGAATCGGGGTAGCAAGGATTCTTATCACCTTTCTTTTTAAGGAGCACAGTGTAATCTTCTTCTTTACCTTCTACTTTTTGATATTCTATTTTACCTTTCCCATCTTTAATAGTAATATCATCATCAAAGAAGAAACGCAAAGGAGAATCAAAATCAGAATTATCTTCTTCATCTATTTCTAATAGTTGGATATGGAAATCATTTTCTTTACTATTATGTATTTTTTCTAATTTAAATTTTAGACTCTCATAAGAAAAGGGTTGTTTTGTATTCACATGTTCAGGGAATGAAAAAGTTAAGTTATTTTCATTTTCTACTTCTCCTTGATATTCTTTGAAAATAAGTTCGCTAACAGATTTAAAATTTATATATGATTTGAAATCATACTCTTTGTAATCAGCGTTTGGACATTTTCCGTTTTCGATATATACCACAGATTTTTCATTATCTTTACGCAGAAGAATACCCTCTAACTTTTCATCAATGGTATTCCAATATGGTTTTAAAGATATGTTTTCCCCGCACCAAGTAACATTGGTAACATCGGTAGTAGCCTCTAAACGTATTATTCTTCTATTAAACTCTTCTTTGGTTATTTTTTTAGTTCTTTTTTTATCATTAACCCAATTATAGGCATTAATATGAAATATACAATACTATCATAACCAAAAAAGCCCGAAAATCCTTAAAATACAAGCAGTTACAATAAAAAATCCCTAAAAAGGCAGGAAAATGAAATGTACAAAAAACCACTTTTAATTGCCATTTAATTACCGAGTAATTGCCCGATAACTACCATTTAAATAGAAGTAATTACCATTGGCAGGCATATATACCTCTATAATTGCCAAAACCCCAATAAAAACGCCCTTTTTGGGCATTTTTTTGTACCTTATAGCTACTACAAAAGCTACCTCCAGAGGGCCAGAAAATACCCACAAAAGACACTCACCCAGCAAAGACTAAAAACACCCTATTTTTAGCATTAGGGGTGCACTTAGGGGTGCAGTTAGGGGTGCACTTTTGGGCTATTTTTAGGGTAATAAAGTAGGTTGTATATTCTTTTTAGTGCAACCAATGGGCTTTTTTGTAGAGTAAAGGGGGGTGTATTGTAGTGCTTTTTAAAGTTTATTTTTATATAAAATACTGATTTTTAGTATTTTGTATTAAAAACAAGCAAAAAGGGTATAGTTTCTCCTGCACAAATACCCGCTTTCTACACCTTTTATTCCATTTTCCTCTATATATTATGTATGTGCGGGCAATAGTTGTGTCTCCAAGTTTTTCACCTTGTTCTGCAATTCCGATACGTTCACTTCAAGTTCTGCAATTTTCTGATAGTTGGTAACTGGGTCAAGAAACTCAAAAGATATATGAGCTTGACACTCCCATATCTCTTTTATATCTTCTAACATTACCTTAATATGTTTGTAATCTCTATTATCAGACTTACAATAAAGGAACCCTTTTTCTCTTGCTCTATTTGTTACCCTCTTTACGATTACCCCATCGCGTTCTGTGACTACTACACATACCCTATTATCACCCAACCACTCCCAATCTTCAACAAATTTACCTATTACATAGCTACCATCCTGTAAGGTGGGATACATAGAAAAACCGCTGACCTGAAACATACGATATGTGCCATTTCGCATTTCAGGAAGACTATATGTAGGTAGTTCCTCAATGTAATTGCTATCATCATAGCCCTCAAGATAGCCCGCTTGGGCTTTTACTGAAACTAATGGAATACGGTCATTATCGTCATCATCTACTACGACTACTTTAGGCATTAAACTACGCCCCTCTACCTTTATAGGCTCAATAATTTCTACACGAGGTGTCTTTATTACTTCTGTAGCCACCTCGCTTTTAAGCATTTCTCCTCTTCCTGTAAGGAGCCATTCAGGACTTATGTCTAAACAATTGTCTAATATTTTATTTAAAACACCCTCCCCTAAATCAGCATTTCTCTTTAATTGAGTGCCTAAATAGCCATTAGACAGTCCACATTTCTTTTCAAATAGACTATTGTTAATCCCTTTGTTATCAATATATTGTATAACTCTGTTTATTGCCTTCATAAAAATAATTAGAAAAAAGTTTAAAATAATTTGGAGAATTAGACTATTGTTTATACTTTTGCACCGTTAAAACAAACGAACATTATACTGATGACAAAAGTAATACAATTTTCTGAGATTGTTCGTATTTGCGAACAAAAAAAACAGAGAGGCGATATTTTTACGCTTTCCAAAATGTTAGATTGTAGCTCTGATGCTACAAGAATGCGTTTATCAAGAGGTGACGAAAAAGCCTATAATGCTTTATACGACCTTATTATACAACGTGAAAACTTAATTAACAAATATCAACAAAATGAGCAATCTAATTAACACCATTCAGCAAACAATGTCCAGCGTTGAGATTGCCAACCTAACAGGCAAACAGCACAAACACGTTATGCGTGATATTCGTGAACTCAATGAAGGTTATGAAAAATTGAATCTGCCCAAAATTGGGCTGAAACACAGAATCAGTGATTTAGGAGGAGGAAGACAAAGAAAAGACCCCTATTTCGAGCTAACACGAATGCAAACTTTTGACCTCCTTACTGGGTATAGTGTAGAACTACGTATTAAGGTCAATCGTCGTTGGGAAGAGTTGGAAGCCCTTACTTGTATCAAAATGCCACCCTCACTCAATGTTTACGGCAAAGAAGCCTTGCCCTATATAGAGTGGTTGCTATTACACCAGTACTCAGTTACCAGCGGTCAGTATCATCGCCGTATCAAAAAGCACCCCGACCAGTTCTACCGCACCGCCGAAGGCAAGTGGTACATCAACAGAGAGTTTGCCGAAGCCCTTTTGCAACTGCGCAACGGCTATCAGCAGCTTACCAAGGTCCAAGGACTGCCACAAGTAGTACAATTAGAGTTAAAACTTTATGAAGCATAACACTATGAAAGTAGGAGACAAAGTAAGAGAAATTCCAGATGAGTTTGGCTGGGTAATGAAAGAAGGAGTCGGTATAGTCCTTAAAGTCTACAACATAGGAGAGGAAACTCGTGTAGATGTAGACTTCGGAGATGGAGGAATTTACATTTATTTTATAGAATGTTTGGAACCAATAAAAGAATAATGTAATGATACAAGTAAAAACACAAGTAGTGCTCATAGAGAACGAAGATAAAAAAGAGCATAAAGTAATAAAAACAGTCCGCTTCTTAGGGTTACTCATATTTAAGAAAGAAAGCTCTTTAGGAATGTAAAAAGGGGCATACTGCACAGCATACCCCAATAATAGAAACTTAGTAACTATCATTTAGAGGAGAGCTTATTCATTAAAGACTCAAAAGACTCATTAGTATAGATTTCCTCCCCATTAATGAGAGTAATCATACAAAAGTCACTTCCTCTTCTTACGGTGATAATATGGTGAGTATTCACCACTAAAAATTCACCTTCCAGTGTGGTTGTAATTCTAATGAACATAATTACTAAAATTAAAATTAGACGCCACAAAGTTAGTAATTATTTCCCAAGGTTGGTACGATCAACGGCAAGAAAGTTTGCAGCGGTTCGCAACCGCCTTGGGAAGCATTTAAAAACCTTTTAAACCCTATTTAAAATGAAAGTAAAAACCATTTATCATATAAATGATGACTTCCTTATCATCGGCAGAGAGATACGCACAACCTTCTTAGGTATTGTCGTAAAAAGAGAAAAAATAGAGTACCGCAAGCCAGTGAAGTACCACTAATAACACCACATCACGTTTTTTATATTTTGATTTTATTGTTGTTTTCCCCAGTGGTTGGTATGACCAACAGCATTAAGCGCAGCTCGCAACTGCACTGGGGAGCAAGGCAAACGCCAAAAAAAACAAAACTATGTACGCATTCCAAAATAACATATTATCTATCCCCGCACGCCTGCTCTATAGCGATTGGAAGGTGATGAGTTACAACACCTACAAATCGTACAGTCAGCGTGGTAAGCTCCAAGTTACCCAAGCGGGCAAAGGGCAAGGTAATGAAGCGTGGGTAGCCTTTGAGAGCCTCCCCGTAGTGAAGGGCGTGAATGTTAAAGAATTTTGCGTGCGTATGCTCGGCAAGCCCGAAGAGGCTCACATCGTTACCAATGTATTAGAAGAGTATATTGTACCCGACCCCGAAGCCATCAACTTCTTTGCCGAGCACCGCAAACCTAACGGCAAATCACTCCCCCTCTCACAACAGCGAGAGAAAGCCACCTCCGCTATGATACTGGGTGCCATTGAAACCTTGCTTAAAAGCCGTCCGCTCACTGCCAAAGCTTTTGGTAAACGCAAAACCCAAATATGGCAAAACATCAGCGAAGCCGTGAATGCGCTAAACCCCGAAAAGTGGAGCTTCTCATTACCTAACAACCCACGAAGCCTACAGCGCAAATATAACCAGTACCTTACCGAGCGTTACGCCACTTTCATTCACAAAGGCGAAGGCTCCGACAACGCCAAGGTAGTAACCCCTACTATGGAACGCCTCTTTATATCCATCTGCTGTATGCCTAATAAACCTTACATCAGTTCGGTGTACGATATTTACAAGCAGTTTCTATACGGCGAAATAGAACTTTTTGACCGCGCTACAGGCGAACTCTTTAACGTAGACGATTTTTGCGATGAGAACGGCAACCTCTTAGAAGTCTCCGAAAGCACTGTAAAACTATGGCTTAGCAAAGCCGAAAATCAGCTTATCATAGCTAAAGCCCGCAACGGAGAGTACGATTTTAGCCACAAGTTGCGCCCTCACGTTCACCGCCACGCACCGCTCTACTCAATGAGTAAAATAACCCTTGACGACCGCGATATTATGCACACCAAGCTACCCGACGGCACCAAAGTAATGGCATACTATGCTTACGATGTGATGAGCACCGCCCTAATAGGTATCGCACACAGCAAAAAGAAAGACACCGAGCTGTTCTTAGACTGCTTCCGCTCAATGTTTCAGTTCACTACCTCCTATGGCTTGGGCACCCCAATGCAGATAGAAGTAGAACGACACCTAACGGGAGAGTTTGCTGACGGGCTACTGAAAGCCAACAACCTATTTCCGTTTGTGCGGTTCTGTAACCCTACCAACTCACAAGAGAAGTATGCCGAGACAATGATACGAGGTAAAAAATACGGCATTGAAAAAGACAGACACCAAAACGTAGGTCGCCACTATGCCCGCCGTGATAGTAACCGAACCACACAACAAAAGATATTCGATGAGTTCAACAATAATTACAAAGAAGCCAAAGCCTCTTATGATGATATTGTAGCAATGGAACTCCAAGAGCAAACCCTATACAACAACCAACCCCACCCCGACCAACAACGCTTCCCTGGGAAGACACGTTTGGAGGTATTTTTAGAGAACGTAAACCCTAACCTACCACAACTCAACCGAGCCCTTTTAGCCCAATACATAGGCAAATGCACCACTACTACCATACGCCGTAGCCAATACGTAACCGTACAATATCAAAAATACCAACTACCCAACCCACAAGTACTTACCTTATTAGCCCCCAACAACTACCAAGTAGAAGCCTATTACTTGCCTAATAAGGACGGTATTACCGAAGTGTATTTATACCAAAACGGAGCCTTTCTATGCACTTGTAGTCCTGTGCCTACCTTCAACCGTGCTAATGCCGAATGGACTCAGCACGATGAGCAACAATATGCTGAGGCAATGAGTTACGTTACCCAGTTCGACCAAATGGTACGTACCCAATCAGTGCAAAAGCTCAACCGCTTAGGAAGCCTCACCACACCCATACCCACCGCTACCGAAGTAGACTATACACCCGTAGACTACACCGAGACACCCGCACTCAACTATCAAGAGTACAGCAAAACAAAAGTAGAAACCATAAATAAAGCATTATTAGACTTATGATAACCACAGTTTTAAAAGAAAAAATCGTACAAGCAATTGCCGAAAACCGACAAAACTACCGCTATGACACCCACCACGCCAAAAGTCTTGGCATCAATGGTGCCCAGTACAACCGTGTAATGAAAGGCGAACGCGAAGGCGTGCTATCCGATGCCAAATGGATAAGTATCGCCCGCAAACTACAAGTGCAACTCCGCGACGAGGCTCCTTGGGTAACCGTAGAGACCGAAACCTTTCAGTACATCTACAGCCAGCTTACCGCCTGCCAAACACGCTCGCTTTCGGCTATCCTATGCGACCGTGCAGGTATAGGAAAAACACACACCGCCAAAGTGTATGTAAGCAAAAATAAAAACGCCGTATATATCGACTGCTCACAAGTAAAAACCAAACAAAAACTTATACGCAAAATCGCACAAGAGTTTGGCATTACCTATACAGGACGATATGCCGAAGTGTATGAAGATTTGGTTTACTATCTAAAACAGCTTGAAAACCCTTTAGTGATATTAGACGAAGCTGGCGACCTCGAATACCACGCCTTTTTGGAACTCAAAAGCCTTTGGAATGCCACCGAATACGTATGCGGTTGGTATATGATGGGAGCAGACGGCTTGCAGGCCAAAATCGACCGTAATAAGGGTATTAAAAAAGTAGGTTATGCCGAAATATTCGACCGTTACGGCTCCAAGTACAGCCGTGTAAGTCCTCCGTCCGATAAAGAAGCCATCGAAGCCTTCCTACTTAGCCAAATAGCCCAAGTAAGCCAAGCCAATGGCTCAACTATCAGCCCTGCACAAATGTATGCTAACACCGCAGGAAGCCTCAGAAAAGTACGCACTGAAATTGAAAAGCAACGCCTACAACAACTCAACGATGGAAAATAACGAAAAAACAATCATACCCCGCGCCTACACCTACGAAGATTTAGCGCGGAAAAAGTATAAAACAATCGACCTATCGCCACAATGGACAGACCATCTCGGCAAGGTAGAAAGAAGCGGCAGCCTCCTTATCTATGGCGACTCAGGGCACGGAAAAACCACTTACGCCCTCCAGCTAATGAAAGAGCTATGCCAAAAAGAAAAGGTACTATACAACTCCTTAGAAGAGTGCGGCAGCCTATCACTCATTGAAAACCTCGACCGCTACGGGCTAAAACAATATAACAAACGATACACCCTACAAAAAGAATATGTAGATAAAATGATGCTACGCCTGGACCGTCCACAACAACCTAAAATAGTATTTATTGACAGCATACAAGAGTGTTTCGACGGCAAGCCCGCAAGCCTATACAACAAGCTCATCGAAGCATTTCCTAACACCCTCTTTATCGGTATATCACAAACCGATAGTAAAGGGAACCCCAAAGGAGCCGTTGCCAACAAATTTTACTGGCTTAGTCAAAACCGCATTTATGTAAAAGACTTCCGAGCCTACATCGAAAAAACACGTACTGGAGCCAATGAGTTAGAACCCTATCTCATCTCAGCCGAAAAAGCCCAAGAACGCGATTTTAAACTCTTAAAAACACCCTAACAATGAATACAATAGCCCAACAAATCACCTATCGCCACGCCCTCGCCCACCAATTAGGGCTCACCTACCTGCAGTACGAAAACCTCCGCTATGAGTTCTACAACGAATGGTGCACCAATCTATGCAACACCGCCATAGGTAGAGGGCTGCACTTAAAAACCCTCATCACCCACGACACCCTACTCAATTGGTATGACGATCAGTGGTACAGCGAAGTGGAGAAAACCATCGAACGCCTCTACGGCAACGACATCACCCTATTCAATGCCGACGACGTTCTCCTACTCATCACTATCTACGCTGAGAACATTTTGCAATATTACCCCAGTGTACTTCTAAAGAAAATAACCACCCGTGCGGCTCGCACCGAACACTAACCGAACACTAAGCGAAGACAAACCGAACACAAGATGAGATTAGAACCTAACGAAATCAGCGACTACGAGTATATCAACCGCAAGCTCAGAGAACACGCACAAGAGCTCCTCAAAACCGCCAAAAAGCAAAACCGCCCCACACGATACCTCCCCCAAGGCATTAGTGGCGATAACGTAACTTGGTGGGCAGACCTCAAACAATACGGTAAACTAATTAACAAATAACAACTATGAATAGCAGATTTTTAGCATACACCGAAGCCCTATCGCTCGACACTTTCGTACAAATACTCACCTTCGAGCAAAGGCTACAAACCTGCCAATACCGCGCAGGACACACCGATAAAGTACCAGCCTTAGTGCAGAAGCTACAAGACTGGACAGAGCGAAACCGCTGGCACCCCCCCGCCTTTCGCTACGACCCCAGCACCTTAGAACTCCTATGGCAAGACAGCACCGCCCAATGGCTACCCTTAGCCGTACACCCCCTATACCAAGCCGAAGTAAATGGAAAATAACAAATAACAATTATCAATTATGACAGTAGATTTAACACACCTTACAGCCGACGAACTCAAAGCAGAATTACAACGCCGCGAGCAAGTCCAAAACGAAAACCGACAAGCCTATAAAGCCCTCGTAAATGAAAGCATACCACAAATCATCGGTAAGCTGCAAACCTATTCAGAGCAAATGGCAGAAGTAAAGCTCCACACCTTTGAAGCCCTCAAAATCTTGTTAGACACCAAAAACGAAGTCTACGAGGTCAAGGGCGACCAGCAAAGCCACACCTTCACCGATGAGCACGGCAACACCATTACCTATGGCTTCCGCGTCATCGACAATTGGGATGACACCGTAAATGCAGGCATCGAAAAAGTCCGCGACTTCATAGCCTCCCTCGCCAAAGATGACAATAGTGCCCGACTTGTGAATGTCATCAACCGCCTATTAAAAAAGGACGCCAAAGGCAACCTCAAAGCCTCACGTGTACTTGAGCTAACAAAGCTCGCTCAAGAGTTTAATAGCCCCGCTTTCACCGATGCTGTAAGCATCATTGCCCAAGCCTACCGCCCACAGCGTTCCGCCTTTTACATCGAAGCTAACACCATTGACGAGCAAGGCAAAAAATGCAATATCCCCCTATCGCTCTCATCGGTGGACTTTCCCCCTGGTACTGACATTAAACACCTTTTCCCTGTACACCAAAAGTACGAAGAGCAAGCCACCGCATAACAACGCTTTTAGCTATCTCGGTAGCTAAAAGATGCTCCTCCGCCCTTAGTAAGGTCACTGGCAATAAGAGGACGCTCTTATGAGATCCACTAAGGCGAGGAGCTATTTTTAAACAACATTTAAATATCATTTAAAATGAAAAAAGCACTTATATTTTTAGGACTATCTTTACTATTTTTCTCTTGTGGAAAAAAGAACAATGAACAAACAAACAAAACAGAGGTTATTACAGGGTTTGTAGTAGACAAAGAAATGATAACAGCCCATACAACCTTCCACTTTGTTGGAAAAGTACGCACAAGCACCTATCACCCCGCAAAATATTATATGTATGTTGCCAATAAAGAAGGTACTAACAAAATAACAATATATGAAAACGACTACAAAGAGTATAACGTAGGCGACTATGTAAAAGTAACAGTTAAAAATGAATAATATGTCTACAATTAAACCCCATCAAATACGTATCCTTCAAACCCTTTTAAGTAAGCGTTTCAGCGACAGAGAAGCCCGCCTACACTTTGTATGTAGCTTTATTGGCAGAGAGCTCCCCAGCACCAAAAACCTCACCGAAGACGAGTTTTTTGCCCTCGCCCAGCACCTCGGTTACCATTTCGAGATGCACGCCTACTTTAATATCGAAAACAAGCAACACGCCAAGCTATTAGCTTTATGCCACGAACTCGGCTGGCGCGACGAAGCCAACCCCAAGTACGCCGACATCAAACGCCTTGGTAAATGGTTTTGTAGTAGCAAAAACCCCTTCAAAAACACCCTCCAAAACCTCACCCCCAGTGAGGTCGGCAAGGTCAATAACATATTCGAGAAAATGCTAACACAGAGATATGAAAGAAGTTAGAAAATTAGCCAATGAGAAAATTAGCAAATTAATTGCCTGTGCAGCTCACACCTGCCCCCACAAGCATACCGAACGCCGAACCCTTGCCCACTACTGCACTGTAGAAGTAACCGCCCTATTCTGCAAAGACTGCGGTGCACAACTCACCAAAGAACAATGGGAAGTATAACAATTTAAACACTATTTAAAATGAAAGAGACACCTACACACTATTTTTGCCATTTTAGCAATGGCATACAACCAAAGAATAAGCTGCAAACTCAATTCTCTTGTTTTCTAAGAGGAATGAGCGGAGAAATATATCGGGCAGATGATTTAACCAAAATAGAGCAATACATTATTAAAAAAGCCAATGAACTTAATGAAGAGTTCCCACGATGCAAACCGCTTAATATATCCTTTGCGATATACTTAGAAGATAGCAAACTTTACCTACAAGGGTTTGAGTTTAGTACCTTTATCCTTATGCCCGCTTACTTAATTAAACTATAAAAACAAATGAAAATAGAACAATACCCCACTTGGCTTGTCCCCCTCGACATCGCCAAAAAACTTAAAGAAATAGGGTTTGACAAGGCTTGCGTATATTACACCAATGAACAGCTAATAGCAAGTACTAATCCTTATACCTATGATAGTTTAAAGACACACATTTACAAACGTAATGGAGCACTCATTACCGACATAGGCAATCACAACATATTCAAAAATCGTATCTCCGTACCAGTGTGGGATGATGTCTTTGAGTGGTTTAGGGAAAAAAAATTATTCTCTACAATAGATTTCTTATGCAATAGCTATATATATCATATAAAGCATACAGAAACCCCATTTTTTACAAGCGGTAATTATACTGAAACTTATGACGAAGTCCGCGAAACCCTTTTACTTAAACTAATAGACCTCTATAAAACAGCAAACCAATGAAAATCTCCCTTACCTTATCACGAGACCAAGCCGAAGTCCTTGCCCGAGTTGCCTTTATTGATAAGCCCATTTTCAACAACAGAGAACAGCGAGTACATTATAGTCTAATGAGAGAAATCACCGTAAAGGCTACTCGTTTTTATATGGGCTTCACAACGCAAAAATACCGAAAGTTTTGGCTTAAGGCTTATGAGGCCGATCTTCTTGAAAAGTTTATTGACCACACTTTAAAAGTGGTAGAATATGGAACCTATGAGCGGCAAACACTTTTTCAAATAATGTATGAAATAGACGAACAATTAGCATAGATATGGAAACAACCTATATTTTTAAATCGAAAAACACCAGTATTGAGTATTTGTTTAAATATGATTTAGAGGGAAACCTAACTACTTTACAGAGTACAGGAGAGCCCCCGACAAACGAACAGTGGCATTGGCTTGTGCGCTACTTTCCCTATAATGAAGAACGCATAAATATATTAGCAAGCGACGCCAACCTCCGAAAGTACTTCAGCATTGAGAAGACGCCTGCCTCAGTAACTTTTGAAGATTTCTGGGAGGCATACGGCAAAATTGGCACTAAAGCAGTTGCCAAAAAGAAGTTCGACAAGCTCAAGCCCGAAGAGGTTATCGCCGCCTTCATAGGAATTGACAAAGAAAAGTCTAAAAAGAAACTTGACGGCACTGCAATGCCCTACGCCGAGACCTATCTAAACCAAAAGCGATGGGAGTAATAGTATAAAAAAGTCCGCTTGCATATAAGCGGACTTTTTTATACTTTTGCAAAATAATATTCTATTCTCTTCGTGGCTATGCAACTTATAAGTCAGAAACAACGCAAACAACGCCTACAGAGGCGTAATGAAAAAATACGTGAGCTCTTTGGTGAGCTTACTAACAAGTACCCTCAATGGCGTATAGATGCCGTAATTGAGGAGGTAGCAGGTAGGGTATTTTTATCCCCTCGTACTGTAGAAGCTATTCTCTCTTATGAGGGGGTATATGCAGAAAGTTGAAAATAGTTTTGGTAGTTTAAAAAATAGTTGTACTTTTGCAGTACAAATTGGTTGGGAGGCTACATAAGAAAACTCTCGACCCCGACTCAGGCAGGTAAGTAACTCATATTTACCTGCCTGTTTTATTTTACAGAGTCCAGTTTTCTTTAAGTATGTCTTCCCTTAAGTAGGTTTTGTCTATACCATTTCTAATAACTAATACTTCCTCAATCCAAGTAGAACGTTTTACCCTATCCTGAATACTATCGCGCAAGTCTCCATTTGATATGTCTGTTTTAATATCCAATACAATGTGTTTGGCTTGTTCCTTTGTACCCCTCAAGGCATTATCAACAGCACTTTTAGTAGGCTTATGAATACGTTTGTACTCCTGCTTTATCTCCAATGTTTTATTAAACGTATCGGCACTTTTCACCCCTGATATGTTAGACTTTTCTATAAGGTCTATTTCATAGCCATATTTATTAGCTAAGTAAGAGGCTATTTCTACATTTTCGGCTTTCTCATCCTTACCGTGCAATGAACTTACCCTTATCGTACCCTTTTCAGTAGGTATGGTTTGCCACGTTTCCTCTGCTCTTTTAGCTTTAGCCTTCTCCTTTTTAAGTCGTTTTTCCACTTGCTTTTCTACCTCTTTTACGGCTTTTTCGCTCATTCCTTTGGCGTATGGTATTACGGGGAATATCTCCCCCGAAAGAGCAGGGTTGTTAGCAAAGGCTTCTTTTATGGGAATGTCTTCTGTACGTACTCCTTCTGTTACTGGGTCAGCGGTAGGCTCTACATAGCAACGGCAACCCCAATCATTAGGGGGTAGGTGTGTTTTCCAAAAAGAATGTTCTACGGGTAGCGTAAGTCCGTCCCAAGCGCGGTGTGTTTCACGGGTACGCTCATCGTGTACCGCGTGGTAGGTAAGGTTAGGATATATGCGTTTATTGGCTATATACTCCTCGTACTTTTGCGCCGATAAGGCATTAGCCACTGTTTGGTTATACTCAACTTGTAACCAACGCCTATTGTATTCTACATTGAGTTTGTTGGCTTCGGCTTTGAACTCTTGCCACGACAGCACCTTACCGTCTTTAGTTAAAGAGGCTTCTATTTGCTGTTTAAAACTCGTTTCTTTGAAAGCTGAGAAGCGTGCAAGGTTGTGCTTTAGTGAGGTTACGAGTTCGGTATTAGTTTCCTCAATAGTAGGGTTGTAGCCCTCTGCTAAGGCTTTATTTAGGTGCTTGTAGTAGTATTGCCATAGTTCTTTGCTTTGTGCTTCACTAATACTACGCTCTTCAAAAGCCTCACGTATGTACCCCTCTATGAGCCTACTCAAGTCGTTGTCTTCCTTGCTGAGCTTTATAGGCTCGTGCTTGGGGCAACAATGGGTATGATAATGTAGTTTGAGTAGGCTTAGTGCTGGGGGTTATCGTCTGGTTTAGGAGAAAGGGAAGAGGTTGGCATACTTTCTATTTCCACCCCATAAGTACGCTCTATATAGTCTTTGGTAAGGATATAGCCACGCCCTAAGAGTACCCCGTCTATAGTGATTTGCTTGTTAGGGTCTGTAGTTTTCTCTACTGCTATTTTGGCGTTATCGGGGATAGGGTAACTAATGGCACGCATAGCGGGCAAAAGTTGGTTATTAAGGAATGCCAACATCTTCTTTTCGTCGGCATAGACAACCTCCTCCAAAGTGTTCTCGTGTACTGTGCCTTGTGCCTTGCTGCTTCCGTTTTCGGTAGTCATTGTTTGGTGAAGTACGAGTTTTGATAACTCCTTGTCTAAGGCTTCAATCTTGCGGTAAAACACTTGGAAAGCATCGGCTTTGCTGTTCTCCTTAATATCTACTTCTGTACCAATAGGAAAAACGCCATACGAAGCTGAACCCATTTCCTCTAACCACTGGGCAACTTCCTCCTTCACACTATCACTTTGCGAAGCGATTTTGGCAATACGTATAGGAATGCCAAACAACTCCTCGAACTCATCCCACGAACCCCACGAATGGCGCTTGAGGATAGCATAAGGGGTTGCCTTTTCGAGTAACCCCGAATGCTTGTAGAATTGTGCTACTAATACTACCTCTTGCACATCTCGTAGGTCTATGCCAGTGGTAGCATCGTAGTCTTTTAAAAGTACGTGCTTTTCGGGGATTACCAAGCCCCTATCAATAAGCTCTACGGCTTTGATTTCGCCCTTGGTTACCTCTTTAAGCCATATAGGAGAATGTCCGTGATAGATGCTTTGGTGAGCGAACTCGATCAAGTCTTCAAACCATTGTTTATCCTTAATATACTCGGTTAGGGCATCGTCCTTAATCTCATCGACAGCGATAATGTAGTCCTTATTGGTAGTTCGTAGGGTACGGTTTTCGGTGATACCAGTAAGGTGTCCGTCGAGAAGTACATCCTGGTATACCTCCTCCAATGGGTAAGTACGCGGGTAGTCCACACTATAACGGGCATAACGTGCCGAGTGCCAATGGTTGAGTTCGGTACGCCATAGCCTACGTTGGCGCTTGATGATGTCCACCATTAGATTGGTTACCTGCTGAATGTTTTGAGCTGTATTTTTGCCCAAATGTACCTTTTTATTAAGGGCATTACCACTAAGAGTAACACTCTTTTCTATACGTTGTTTATGGGGTTGCTTTGCCATTATTGTAGTTGATTGAATAAACGGTCTATTTCCTTTTTGATATTGTTGAATAAGGTTTTGGAGTCTCCTATAAATTGTCGCTTAGGCATACCCTCTAACCCCTCATTATGTCTACGAGCATACTCCTTATGAGTGTAGAAGGCAACTTGCATTTTCTCCATACGCGCCCTAAACGAGTGTCGTAACTTGTTACCTCCCGAATTATAACCTGTAAGGATAGCACGCCCTTGGTTACGCTTACCAAAGGGGGTAAGGGTGCCCTTTTTGCCTACTCTATCGGTTCGGTAGCGGGTAAGGTCTCTCCCACGTGTATCGGTAGTTTTGCGAGGTTGCCACTTCTGTAAGCCCTCATCATTAAACCCCTCATCTTGGAAGTTTTTTTGAATAAACTTGAGCCCCTCTGTTTTAAGTATAATGGGGACATCATTAGCTACCAAGCGTGCGAGGGCTTCGAGCTTTCGGCGGAGTTCTTGTAAGTTGTTGTTAGGCATAATCACCAGTGGTTTTTATAGGTTTTGCGCCCTCCGAGCTTCATAAAAAGGGTGGGCGTATCGGGAGTGCCGTCGCCATCGGTATCTTTGAGGCGCTTGGGTAGGGCGACTTCTATTTCGCCTTTGGCTATTTTTTCAAGCCATAGCATAGCCTCGTCATAGCGGAGCTTTGCCACTTGGTTGAGGGTTTTGGTGCGCCTTATATAGATTTCGTGGATAACAATATCTTTGAGGTACTTCAGTAGTATCTTACTGCGCTCGTCGCCCTCTTTGGCAAAAATAGCCTCCGTATTGTAATACTTGTATAGGTAAGAAGTCATTAGGTCTATGCTTTCGGCAATGATTTCGGTTACTATCTGCTCATCGCCTTGGGTGATAAGGTCTATTACCTCTTTGGTGGCTACGGTTTTGAGTTCGTCTTTCGTTAAATACATTTTAAATCATATTTAATTTGAGTTTCTTAGGTTCGTAAGGGTAGGGTGTTTGTCTATAAATGCGCGTGGTGAAGGTAATGCGATAGCTCATAATGCCGTCATCACTTAGGCGGAGTTCCTCCTCACGCACCTGCTGTACGGGTTTGAATTGTTCGCCTTGCAAAAATTGTATCGTATCGGTGATTTTGTCCAATATATCGAGTTCCATAAGCCCCTCTTCAGCATCAGCAGTGCCTAAGTGTTGGTCTGTCCAGCCGTCTTTACAATAAAAGTCTATATGAAACTCACACTCGCCCTCTTGCACGTGCTGTGTCATCGTCTCGTAGGTGATAGGCATTACTTGTATGAGTGCAGCTGTCCATATTTCGGGGTAGCCGTTTTCGGGGTTATCAAACTGACCACGTTGCAGGTCGATGAGCTCAATGCCTTCAATAGTGGCAAGGGCTTTTTTTACTTTTACAAATAGTTCTTTTCTCGGAGTACTCATATAGTTCTACGTTTGTGTTTATTAATAAGGGGTCGCCCGCTTTGTAATGGGTTTTCAGAATAGCCAAAATACTGTTGGGCAAGGGTAATGGCACGCTCTAAGGTATCAGGGGCGTCATCGTTTGAAGCCGTTCCTTTTTCAAAGGAAAACAGTTGCTTGGTAAAGGCGTTGTAGTCTTTCTCCGAGCGTTTGGGCAGCGTCTCGTCCCAGTACAAGATTTTGCGAAAGAGCGCATTGGTAATACCCGCCGAAATACGGTTGTGCTTGTCTCCTTCTTGGTGCAAACCAATAGGTATATTAGGGCAAGCATTGTCCTCTGCACTCTGCATAATAATAGGCGTATAGACGGCTTTCTGCGCCATAGTAGCATCAAAGAAGCCCATAGTATTATAGCCTTTTTTGAGGTACTTCTTTACCCATTGGGCACGTACCTCCATAGCTGCATTGAGTTCGCACCTTTGACAGAAGACTTCTAACACGTACAGCTTAATACCCTTAATACCAATGAGTACCCCCGCTTTATAATCACCTGTAGCGGTGTAGGATAAGTCCCAATGGTCAAGCAAGCCGTCCCACGCCTCGTTGTCTGCTATGCGTACCAAGGCAATATCTTTCGCTTTGAACAGTTTGCCCTCCTCAATAGGGTTGTTGAAATCCTCGCGCTGTGAGGTATAGTAGTCGTCATTTAGCAGAATGCGGATAATATCCTCCTTAGTATCTCGTTCTTTCCACGAGGGTTCCCACTCTACATCCATATAGTTCTCGCGGGTGATGTTGGCAGTAGCCAAATTGGTAACCGAGTCGTGCAGGTGTGGGCTATCTTTCCATTTGTCGTATAGGTAGTCCAAAATGCCGTCTTTGACGATATAGTTGTTATTGATGATGAGCCTACCACGCTTGCGGTGAAAAGCCTTCACCAAGTCGCCCGTTATCTTCTTACCATACTTCTCTATCATATCGGGGCGTTTGGCGCGGTCTAAGTCCTCTATATCGTCTAAAATCGCCAAGTCAGGGCGATACATACCAAAACGCAACCCTCTGAAAGGTTGGTTAAGCCCCAAGGCTTTGAAGTGCTTGCCGTCTGTAGTTTGAAAGTCGCCATCCGACCAATCGCCATAAGAGAGTTGCAAACCAAAGTCTTTGATAAACTTCTGATTGTTCTCCAAGTGTGCTTGCAAGTCTGAGAGCAGTATTTTAGCCAAGCCCTCGTTTGCTCCTATGAGGATAGGAAAGAAAGTGAGGTTGTTCTGCTTGAGGTGGCATATATTGCCCACATTGGATTGTATGGACTTACCTGCACCCCTAAATTTCTTTCTGAATTGGCGTATATACGGGTCCTTGTACAAACGAATATAGTCGTCAATATGAAACTTAGGAGTCTTGGCATCACCCAAAGGCAAACCACTGTCTAAGCCAAAATAATAATCGAAAAACTCACCATAGTTTTCGGGCTTTAAAAGTCGTTTAATACGTGCTTCCTGCTCGTCGGCTGTTTCTTTCTGTACAGCCTCATAGGTAAGCTCTCTAATCATTTTCGACTTCGCAAAATAGCGTTCTTTGGCTTCTTTGAGTTCTGTTTTAGTCATCTCCTTTCTGTAATAATTCGGTTATATACATATCAAAGTAAGGGCGTATCTCTTTAATGGTATTCATATAGGTTTCACGCTTTTTACCGCTACTTTGCCCTGCTTTCTCTAAGATAAAGTTAGAAAACCCGTCGAGGCTCTCCATCGTATATACTGCTATTTTATTATGGTCGGTAATACGGTCGAAAGCGGCAACGATTTTAGTAATATCGTCCGCCTTATAAGGCAAGGGTTCGCCCCGCTCAATAGCCTGCGCACACTTAAGCGTGAGTTTGCGAATATTGGAAGGTCTGAGTGTTTGTAGTTCTCTCTCCTCGTCCCATTTGCCCTCCTCTCGCCATTTGCCAAGCGTTTTAATGCCAATACCTATCATTTCCGATATATTAGCAATGCTAAAGCCTTTGGCAAAAATCTCCTTAGCTTGTGATTTTTTGTAATCTGCCTCAACGGCTGTTAGTCGTGCCATATCTTATTGTAGTAATTCATTTATCTTGTTATTAATCTTATCAAACTTCGCCACATTGTTAGGAGCGAATTTACCAGGCCCTGCAGGAGTTTGTATCACTGCCGTTTTAAGTTCGTTTAAAAGCTCATTTAAAAGGCTTTTAAAATCTACTTCTCCACGTTGCAGATGTACCCCCGTTTTGTCTATGGTAAGCTGAGTGTCTTCTATCTGTAGGCTCACGCTCTCAATCTCGCTATAAGCTACCACATAGTAGCGGTTTTCGTCCTCCCCTATCGAAGCAATCAGCACGCTACTTCCTACCTTAGGGAAAAGGTAAAAACGCTCGGTGTTATCATTAATCACCGAAGCTAAGCGCACGGTATATTGTAGCTCATCGTCTTTCACCACACACGTGCCTTGCGTTTTGTCTACTGATACTACTTCTACGGCTATGGTAGGGGTTTTGCGCTTGCCTAACTTACGAAGCCCTTCGACTAATTCTCTATCTATACTCATAATCTTGCTCCTATGGTTACTTGTCGGCGTGCCCCATTACGTCCAAAGGTAGTTTCTACCTTCTTAATGAAGTACTGCTCATCTATCTCTTTCAGTTCTTTATCAATAATATGTGCCTGCATACCACGTGTAGCGAAAGGGACTAAGAAGCTTGTTATAGAGCCGTCAAATCCGTCGTATTTTAGCTTTTCTATTTCCGCTCTTGCCATAGCCCGTAGTTTTGCCTCATCACTCACCACAGAAGTGTGAAATGTTCTTAGCTCGCCATCAGGGTCACCCTCTTCTACAGTTTTCTTTTTGTTGTTTTTGTCGATGTAGGTATATCGTATTTTTAGCCTGCGTTCGTCTTTAGTACGATATTCCAAGTCATTCGTCACTATGTTGTAATTGAGGTCATAGTGTGCTGTTTGTCCTATATTGGTAAGTTCCGAGAGTCCTGCATATAGCTTGCCCTCATCGTTGATAAAGATACTTAGCCTAAATTCCTCTTTGAGCTTCTCTAATACCTGCGTACCATTGGCATTGCGAATGAGCCACTGGTCTAACTGCATTTGTGGTATATTATCAACCAAGACAATAGGAGTGTCTTTTACTACCTCCTGCAACACTTCTTTAAGAGTTGTTTTTTGCCACGATTTATTGATATTTTTTCGTCTAAGCAAATACATAGCGTCTTCACATTCTATGCTTACGGGAATGCTTGGCTTGACCTTCTTTACATAGCCCTCAAACTCTACCCCGCTATATACCCCTTCATAAGCAAGGGTAACGCTCACCTTATCGCCTGCTTTGATAGCCTTTTCTGTATAGAGGGGCTCACCCCCTTTGTCTACTTTAAAATGGGTAGGAAGTTCAATAGTACAGGTGTCGGCTAATTCGTCTACCGATTTTGCGATTCTCACACTATGTATAGCCTTAAAAGTATAGTCGCCTATCTTTATAATTGATTGTAATACGAACATTAATATAAATGATTTAATTGCGTTTTCTTTTCGTCTAACTCGGCATAGAAGTCCATATCCGACACCGCTTTGATGGTGTATTTCTGTATACCCTCCTTGCCCTCCATTGCCTCAAAGCTTATGTCTTTCAGCACGATGTTACGAATATCAAAGAGGGTAAATAACTTGTTACCTATGACCTCCAAACTTTCGTTCTTTTCAAACAAGCGGTTAAGGCTTTGTACTTGTGCAGTAGGGTACAAGTCGGGGTAATTAGTGTCTATGCAAAGCCCCTTAATGGTAATTTGCCAGTCTTCGGTAGCAATATACTCTTTTACCTTACCCCTGCGGTGTTTGCCTACGGTTGCTGTCTCTACAATGGTTTTAGTAAGGGAGAAGCTCACCAAAGGCTCATTAGGGAAGAGTGTTTGCACGCCTGCTTTATCAGCTACTTTCAGCGTCATAAAATACTCACTTCCATTGCTACGCGCTTCACTAATATTGGAGAGACTCGGTAGTACGTATTTCTTTTTATTATTAGCCCACCACGAGGGAAATGCTGGACCAACATAGTCCAAAAAAGCCCGTGCGGTGAGTTCTTTGAGGTCGAATTCCATTGTGTACTGTGTTTTTATCAGTGCAAAGGTCATACATATAAAGTAGGTAGCGAAATTAGCTCCCAATGCTTGGGGTAAATTAGTACAAGGTTTGGGGTAAATTATTACAAGGTTTGTTTGCCGATTTTTATACTTGCCAAAACCTACTGAATTTTGCACCAGAATTAAGTACGAACTAACACCCATTTGCTAATGAAACACCAATTTATCATCAATACCGAAAATGTAAATAGCTACGGCTACCGCATCCTTACAGATGGTATTGACTATGCCCAATATATGCGCAACCCCGTTGTACTCTTTATGCACGAAAGAGGTGTCAATGCTTATAAGGGTAGTGAAGTCATCGGGCGTTGTACTAAACTATACAAGGAGGGGACTACTCTTATAGCAGAAGTAGAGTTTGACGAGCAAGACGAGTTTGCTAAGAAGATAGCAGGAAAGGTAGAACGTGGCTATATACGTATGGCTTCAATGTATGCCGAAATAAAAGAAGTATCTACCCAGCCACAACATATCTTAGAAGGACAAGTGTATGAAACTGTTACTGCTTGTAAACTTGTGGAAATCTCCATTGTAGATATAGGGGGCAATGACAACGCTTTGAAACTATCCAAAGACGGAAAACCCTTTCAACTCAAAAAAATAGTAACTAATACATCAAACAATATGGACATTAAAGTGATAGCCCTTGCCTTGGGTATGGGCGAAAACACAAAAGAGGAAGCAGTACTTAGTGCTCTACATAACCTCAAAACGGACAAAGAAAAAGCAGAAACCGAAGTAGTGGCTCTGAAAAAGACTATTAGCGAAACTCGCACTGCCGAAGCTACAACCTTGGTAGATAAAGCCGTACAATTAGGGCTTATCCCACAAGCCCTTAAAGAAAGCCAGCTAAAGCAGTTTGAAGCAGATTTTGACGGACAAAAAGCGGTGCTCTCTAAACTTGTAGCCGACAAAGAAGCTGAGAATACACAGCAAGGAAAGGCTAACACAGTGCGTGAGGTAGTGTTGGGGGCAGGTGCAAAACCAACAGGCACAGCCAATGAAAGCTTTGACTACTTGCAAAAGAAAAACCCTGCAAGGCTCCGAGCTATTCGAGACAAAGAACCCGAAGAGTATGCCCGCTTAGCTAAAGAGTACGCCAATGGGGTACGCCACACCGAAAAGTAATTTAATAACCCTTTAAAAACAATTTAAACAAGTATGAAATTATCACTAAAAGCATTATTTATTAATGCATTATTGGCACTTATTGCCTCAATGTTTATTGCGCCAATTGTAGGAGCTTCAGTACCCATAGTAGCAACAGCTATTGTAGCTACTTCTACTGTAGTTCAGTATGTTGCCCCCTCTATTTTCAAAGGAGTAGCTATGGCGGGGCTACAGACAGAAGTATGGATAGCAGGCATTAAAGAAAACCCTATCCCTAATAATTCGTTTGTTTATCAGAGTGTAGACTTGTCGCAATATGTAGAGCATAATAAACTACACTTGGCAGAGGCAGGTGTGGAACCAACAGTACACGAAGACTATTTTGCCACAGCTAATAACCCTCTACCCGTTGCAAATATAGAAGATATAGCTAATGAGGTAGTACTACACACTTACTCTACTGAGCAAACTCGCCACAATGAGTTACAAGAAATAGAACTTTCTTACGACAAGCGTTCCAGTGTAATACAACGCCACCGTACATCATTGGCTAAAAATATAGGAAAACGTGCCGCTTGGGCGTGGGCTCCTGCTCAAGATGGAGCAGGCAATAAGGTGTGTAACCTCTCCGCTAGTGACTCGGTGATTGACGCTATCATAGATCTTAAGCAGTTTATGGAGGAAAACGATATCCTTGAGGGTGTGAACATCTGCTTCACCCCAGAACACTTTGCCCGCATTCGTAAGGAGGACAAACGTTTGTACAAGGATATACTTAATGACAAAAAGATATATGACATTAAGGTATTCCAATACAGCCAAAATCCGCTATACACTTCTGCAGGTGTTAAAAAGCCTTTTGGTGCAACCAAGGATAATACCGATAAGCGCGCTACCTTTATGTGGGTTACTGATGAGGTATTTCGTTGCTTTGGTGATGTGAAGATGTACCCTACATTAAGAGACTCTGGATTACAGGGCGATACTATTTCCTTTGCACAACGTGCCTTAGTAGGGGTTATCCGTGCTAAAAAACCTAAATATTTAGGAGCTATCTTATAGGAAACATAGTAGGGTGAGCGGACGAGTTCAATGGTATCCACACCTCACCCTACTCCTATATTAACTTTAAAACAGAATACAATGACAACAGCAGAAAAAGCAAAACAATATTTCAAGGAAAACAAAGCGACAAAAGAGCTCTATGCTACCTCCGATGGTTTCCTCTTCTTACTAAAGAAAGATGCACAAAACCACGCACAAACCTTAGAGGATAGCACAGTGGAGAGCTATACTAATGAGGTAGAAGATAAAGTAGTAACAGAAACACCAGACAAAACTGAAAAGTCTGAAGACTCTGACGAGTCAGAAGGTGAGACTGTAACAGATACTTCAAAATTCAACTTTTTTAAACCTAAAAAATAATAGCTAATGGCATTACCTAAAGTATTATTCAATATTGCCAAAGACGGCTTAGGCAGAACTACGGCTATACAAAAAACTACTGGGCTTATCACAACGGGAGTTACGGTGAGCAATAAAGTAGAATTGGGCAAGTCGTACCAAGTATTCTCACTAAAAGAAGCCATAGCTTTGGGAATTTCAGAAACTGAAAACGCCTTTGCCTACAAGCATATCAAAGCGTTTTATGACCAAGCCCCTACGGGTACCCCTCTGTGGCTAATGCTCGTATCGGATGCCACTACTATGACGGCAATGCTCGACAAAGACGGTGCTTTTGCCCCAACTCTCATAGCTGATGCCAAAGGGGCTATCCGCGTGCTTGGGGTAGTAAAAAAAGCATCAGGTAGCGAGACTATCACCGCAGGCTTAGACGCCGATGTGCAGACAGCCGTAGTGAAAGGGCAAGCCCTTGCCCAGCACTTTGAAAAGAAGTATATGCCTTTTAGGATAGTTGTATCGGGCAACAGTTGGAACGGTAAAGTAGCCGACCTTACTAATTTCTCCGAAAACGAACTCAACAAAGTAGCTTGTTTTATTGGGAATGATGATAAGGAGAAAGAAGCATCAGTTGGTTTATTTTTAGGCAAAATAACCAAAATACCTGTACAGCGCAAAATTCACCGCGTGAAAGACGGCAGTGTATTACCCTTGGTAGCATACTTCACTGACGGCACCACTATCGACAGCAAAGCCGACCAATGGGACGCGCTTGACGACAAAGGGTATATTTTCTTTCGCACCTTTGTAGGGCGTTCGGGATACTACTTTTCGGGTGATAATACCCTTACCAAACCCACTGACGACTTTAAGAGCCTTAGTAACGGCTTAGTAATGGACAAGGCAATGCTCCTAAGTTATGGGGTGCTGGTAGAGGAACTCAGCGACGAGGTGTTACTATCCGAAGACGGCAGTATTCACCCCGCTATTATCAAGGGTTGGCAAACCAAACTTGAGAGTACCCTGCAAAGCCAAATGGTATCGCAAGGCGAGCTATCAGCTGTAAAGATTGATATAGATCCAAAGCAACGTGTACTACAAACAGGTAAAGTGGTGATAGGTATCAAACTGTTACCCGTAGGTTATGCCGACTTTATAGAGGTAAACATCGGTTTTACTACAACAGTCAATTAGTAGATTAGAAAATTAGCAAATTATGGCAACATTTGACAGCAAACAATATGCGTGGTGTAACCTCTCTATCGTCTTTGGCGGGCGCATTATCATAGGAGTTACAGAGTTGGAATACACCGAGAAACGCGAGAAAGACTTTCTTTATGGACGTGGGTGCAAGCCTCACGGAATAGTAGCAGGCAACCGCAGTTATGAGGGTAAAATAAGCCTTTGGCAAAGTGAGCTTGAGGCAATGACCCGTGATGCCCCCAATAACGATATACTTAGCCTTAGCTTTGACCTTGTGGCTTCCTACGTGCCCTTGGACGGCGGGCAGATAGTTACCGATATTCTCAAGCACGTGGAATTTACCGAAGTGAAAAAAGGAATGAAGCAAGGCGATAAGAATATGATTGTAGAGCTTCCTATTATCTTTACAGATATAAAGAGACAAGCCTAACAAATTAAACAATAACAAAATGCCTGTGCAGCTTGCACTTTAAAAACCTTTTAAAAGCAGTTTAAAATGATAAATAAAGAACAAATACAAGAATGGAAACAACAGTACAAAGACATCTTTGTAATTAGTGTAGAAGACAAAAAGGCATACTTGCGTACGCCTGACCGACAAACCCTTAGTTATGCCTCGACCTTGGCAACTAAAGATCCGCTAAAGTTTAATGAGGTAGTACTCAGCAACTGTTGGTTGGGTGGCGATGAGGAGATAAAGACAGACGATGCGCTGTTTCTTGCCGCCAGTAGCAAGCTGCCAGACCTTATACAAATTAAAGAGGCAACCTTGGAAAAGCTCTAAGTGATGCGGAGATAGACGAGGATAGGGATTGGCTTCGTATCACTAACGCTTCACTGCGTTACTATATGCACATTGCCAATCCCGACGACCTCACCGATACCCAGTGGGCTATGCGAGTAAAAGAATTAGAGTGGCTTAGACAAAAAGAGAAGGAACAATACAAGTAGTATAGGTAGTTTGTTGTAGTCTTTCACGCTCTCTTGCTTGTTTGGCTCCTTTGGAGAGCATAAGGGCAAGTATCGCTATAAGGAAAAAGGAAATTGTACTTGCAATAGCTGTAGTGGTGTATCTCCTCTTAGTAGTGGGCTCCTTCTCAGTAAAAGCCCTATAAGTAGCATAGAAGGGCACACAGAAAAGGGCAGCCCCATAGAAAAATCCCGCACCAATAAGTAATAATAAGCCTATAGAGGCAAGTAGGTTAAAGAAAAATAATAATACTCTCATTGTGGCAAATATTTTAGAATATACATTAACGCTTAAAGACTTTGTAAGTGCAAAGTTACAAAAAATCGGCATAAATAACGATACAATGTTAGAAAAATTTGCCGAATTAGAAAAAGTACAGAAAAAAGTCTCTCGTGGCTTTGCCCAAATGGGTACGTCTGTACACACTTTGCAACAAAAAATAGCCTTGCTAAAAGCCGAACGAGATTTATTGCCTATAGGTAGCCTTTCGGCTATTCGTAAGTACAACAGCGAGATTAATAAGTTAGAGCACAGTGTTTCTAAATTGCAAACCCTCAATGGGAGTAAGCTAAAAACGTCGTTTTCTGAGGCTTTGAACAGTCTGCCTGGTTTGGCTACCAACCCTCTTATATTGGCGGGAGCGGGTATAGGTATGAGTATCCGAAAGGGTATGGAAGCCGACTTGCAACAAGCTAATATCACTACTTTGCTTAGGGGTGATGTAGAAAAAGCCAAAGCCTTATATGCCCAGCTCTCCGATTATGGGGTAAAAACACCCTACGACAAGGCTGGGCTTATTGAAGCACAGAAGACGATGATGTCCTTCGGGCTTTCCTCTGAGTTTGCTTTTGGCAAGCTCAAGAACATCGGCGATATTGCTATGGGCGATGCGCAGAAAATGCAAAGTCTATCACTTGCTTTTGCGCAGGCTACTTCGGCAGGCAAGCTGCAAGGGCAAGACTTAATGCAGATGATTAACGCGGGCTTCAACCCCTTGCAGGTGATTAGCGAACGCACGGGCGAGAGTATGGCACAGCTCAAAGAGCGAATGAGTAAAGGAGGTATTTCAGCGCAAGAGTTGGCACAAGCCTTTGAATGGGCAACCGATAAACAAGGGCTTTTCTACCAAGGTGCAGAAAAAGCAGGGCAAACCCTTAGCGGTAAGTTCAACAAGATGATGGACTCTATCACCGAACTTGCTCTAAAAGTATATGAAGCCATCAGCCCTGTGCTTAGTCCCTTAGTAGACCTGGCAGCAGTTATATTTTCAAGCATAGGTGGAGGTATAGGGTGGCTTATTGAGAAGTTTCAAGAAGGGAATCCCATTATATGGGGTATTGCAGGAGCTATAGGTATATTCACCACTGCATTGATACTACACAATACCTATACGGCTATTGCTACTGCTTGGCAAAATAGGCTCACTTGGGCAGTGATAAAGACAAACCTTGCCTTTTTGGCAAACCCTATAACGTGGATAATAGTGGGTATTATAGCCCTTATTGCTATCATAGCCTATTGTATTGTAGGTGTAAGCGGTTGGGGCAAGGCGTGGGAATATACTGTGCAAGGTATGAAATACAGTTGGGAGGCTTTTGTAGAAAATTTTCAATTGCTTTGGACTGTTGCAAAAAATACTTTTATGGCAGGTATAGATGCTTGTAAGCTCGCTTGGTATAAGTTTAAAGAAGCGGTTGGCTTAGGTGATAGTACCGAGAACCAAGCAATGATTAACAAGATACAAAATGACTTGCAAGAGCGTGCCAAATCTGTAACAGAGGGGTATAAGAAAGCAAATGAGGCGGGAGAAAAAGCCAAAGAAGCCTTTGGCAAAGCGTGGGACTCTTTAGAGTTCAAGAGCTTTAAGGAGGTAAAAGACGGGCTAATGGGCAAGCTGGGTATGAAAACCGAAAGCAGTCCTACGCCAGGGATGAGTCCTATTACGGGAGAAACTACCGCCACCACGGGAGAAGGGACTAAAACCAAAGACAACATCGTATTAGGGGGTACCCGACAAACGCATATCAATATACAGATAGGCAATGTAGGTACTGATACTAAGGTGTATGTATCGTCCGTACGCGAGGGAGTGGAGAACTTTGGAGAAATGGTGAAAGAGGAACTCCTTAGGGCTATCAATAGTATAAACCAAATGCAGACAGCCTAATGAAAGATATACTAATAGATGAGGGAAACGATTTGCGCCTATTGGCGGGTGATTTTGAGGTGGGGTACTCTGATAACCAACAACAAAAGGCTATCATTACTACCGAGAAGGGAGAGTGGAAAGAGCACCCCGAAGTAGGGGTAGGAATATCCCAAATGCTCGCCGATGACCTTTATACTGAAACTCTTATTGAGATAAAGAAGCAATTGGAGTATGATGGTATGCAAATTAATGATGTAGCCCTACAGGAGGACGGTAAGTTACTAATTGACGGACAATATAATTAAACTATGGCACTAAACAAACAAGTCCTAAAACAAGGCATTATCGCCCTGCAGCAGGATATGCTTACCAAGACAGAGGCAAATCCAGAAGAGTACGCCGAACGTTTAGCCTCCCTTATTTATGATTTTTTTAAGAGTGGTGAGGTAACAGTAGCCCCTGGCATCAGTGTAACCACAGCAGGAACAGCCACCTCCCAAACAGGGAAAACAACAAGTGAAGGAAAAGGAAAAATAACTTAAAAAACACATCACAATGGAATGGATAACAGAAGTACTTAAAGAGCATTTTGGCTCGTTTATCGGTATGGTATTATCGGGCTTAGCAGGTTGGTTCTTTGGTCGCCCTAAGCAACAAATGGAACTACAAACCTCCGAACTTGACAATGTAGATAAAGCCGTGAAAATCTATCGTGAAATGATAGAAGACTTAGGTGCCAAGTACGCTAATGCAATCGAGGAACTCAAGAAAGCCAATGCCCGCATTAAGGACTTAGAGGCTTCCGTAGAGGAGCTTTTGGCAGAACTTAAAAAATACAAGCAACTCAATGGTAAAACAAAATGATTGTCACAGTCCTACATAATCAGTCGCTATTAGACCTCGCCCTACAACATACGGGTACCATTGAAAGCGTCTTTGAGTTTGCTGAAGCGAACAGCCTCAACATCACCGATGATGTAGTGGCGGGCAAAACATTGGCACTACCTGCAGAAGCGTTCACTAACAAAGATATATTAGCCTACTATACGGCTAAAAACCTACAGCCCGCAACGGCCTTTTCTAAGGAAGACGAACAAGTGTTTGAAAGACTTGAGGGCATCAGTATATGGGCTATTAACCTTGATTTTGTCGTTAGTAGTTAGTCGTTAGCCATTAGCAAGCGACACAATCTAACGACTAATAACTAAAGACTAACGACTAAATATTATGGCACGAAGCATTCAAGAAATACAAACCCTTATTCTCCAAGCCAAAGCACAAGAGCCTGCATTGGAAAGCCTCAATAGCACTTCCAAAGTAGCGATTTGGCGATTGTGGGTGTACATCATAGCCGTAGCAATATGGAGCTTAGAGAAGCTGTTCGACCAGCACAGGGCAGATATTGACAAACGCCTTGCCGAACTCAAACCACATACGGCACGTTGGTACAGAAGCAAAGCCCTTGCCTTTCAGTATGGTTTTGATTTGCTACCCGACAGCGACAAGTTCAACAATGTGGGGCATACAGAGGAAGCCATAGAGGCAAGCAAAATTGTCAAGTACTCGGCAGTAATAGAAAGCAAAAACGAGGGGCGTTTGATAGTGAAAATAGCAGGTGAACAGGGGGAGCAGTTGCAACCTATCACCGAACCCCAAAAGCAAGCCTTTGAAGCCTATTTATCAGAGATAAAAGATGCAGGGGTACGCCTATCAGTTGTGAACTACCAACCCGATATTCTGCACTTGCAAATGAAGATAGTATATGATCCGCTTGTATTGGACGGCAACGGACAAAGTATCCTACACGCTACCAAGCCCGTAGAAACGGCAATTAAAGACTATTTAAAACGCCTGCCATTTAATGGTGAGCTTGTATTAGCGCACCTTATTGATGCGCTACAACAAGCAGAGGGGGTGAAGATACCGCACTTAATATTGGCACAAAGTAAGAACATCACTAGCGGTGGAGGCTATGGAGCCTTTGAAGCTATTGAAATAAGCAAGATACCCACAGCGGGCTACTTTACTATTGATAACTTTAATGATATAACATATGTTAGTAGTTAGCTTGCCCGAACACTAAGCGAATACTAAGCGAACACTAAGCGAAGATAAGATGACCTTAAACATTGATAAATTAGTAGTTCTTTTACTACCAACCTTTCTGCGAAAGCCGAAGTTAGTAGCGTGGTTGCGTATGTTGGCAGCACCCCTGCACAAGTTGCTGTACACCTTTCAGCAAGCCCGCACAGCCGACTTGTACAACCTTGCCCACAACAGCCAAGTATGCTATTTGCGCAAGGCCCTCAACGATGAGTTCGACAGCGAGCAGCGGCGCATACGTATAGAAGACGGCAAGCAGAACGAGCGGCTCTATATATACCCTCGTAGTGCCAATAAGCCTTTGTTTTTAGGCAAAGTCTTCCTCTATCAACGAGGCGACTATATAGACGGCGGAGTAGATTTTATAGTAGTACTCCCTCAAGGGTTGGAGTACGATAGATACAAGTTAGAAGCCCTTGTGAATTTTTACAAGTTAGCAGGAAAACGTTGGCAAATTAGCCAATTAGCAGATTAGTAAATTAGTATTATGAATACAATAAACACAGAACACAATGCAGGCTACCCCTTTGATGTGGCATTTCTTGCCTTTATGCAGAACGCCTACAACCTATTTAACCATTTTGGACACCTCGCTGGCAATAAGGTAATTATTTCAGGGTGTGAGGAAGTAGGCAACACCATCACCCCAGGTACTGTCTATATAAATGGCGAGCTATTGCCCTTTGAAGGTGGTACCAAAGACGACACCATATGGATACGGGAAGACACCACACAAGTAACCTTTCAGGACGGTTTTTCTCGCACCTTAGAGACGATACGCACCGTTGTATTTGGCTACTCGTCACCTGATAAAACCTTCAACTGGGCAGACTTTAAGCGTGTTAATAACCTACAAGAGTTATACGAAAATAAAGCCGAAAATAAAGCGTTGAAAGAGTTAAAAGACGAAGTAGAAATACTCAAGAAACAGAAACAAGCTATACCCGTTGGGCTTATTGCTATCTGGGGCAAGCCTGCTAACGAAATACCTGAAGGATGGGAAGAGTACACCGACCTACGTGGTAGAATGCCTATCGGTTTAGACCCTTACTACAATAAAACAAAAGATGACGCCCAAGACTATCAGCTCAATAGCCTACTGAAGCAGGGAGGCGAACGCTCGCACAAACTCTCTATTGAGGAAATGCCTAGTCACAAACACGATACTGCAAATGATGCATCAGGTAGCGACAGGGACAGTAAAGGATACGGGAGTGCTTTTACAATGGACACAGACGAGATAACTTATAATAGACAAAATTTAATGAGGATAGAACCCTCTGGCGGCGACAGACCTCACAACAATATGCCTCCCTATCACGTAGTGCAATTTATAAAGTATGTGGGCTTTAAATCCGTAGAACCTTAAATAAGTAACTATGACACCTATACAACAATTATATAAGTATTTTTCTGACCTAATGAAGCCTACAGGGGCTCAATTTAGGGCGCTTATTGATAGCTTTTGGCACAAGGCAGAAAAGATACCAATAAGCAGCATTGAGGGGTTGGATAAGCTAATAGAAGGTACAGCATCTGCTAAACAGCTTCAGAACCATATCAACGACACTGACGCACACAAGGAAGTTCTAGACAAGAAAGTAGATAAAGTACCAGGAAAGAAACTCACCACAGAGGACTTCACCACCGAGTTACGCAACAAGTTGGAAGGCTTACGGCAGGTAGATATATCTCTTTTGCTCCCTCGTGGTAATTTTACAGGAACAGCCCAAGACCTCAAGGACTTGATAGATAACCTTACACGCATCTTACAAAGCCCAGATACCGAGTTGGACGAACTGCGTGAGATAGTGGCCTATATTAAGCAGAACAAGCATATACTTAGCACACTTGGCATTAACAACATTGCAGGCTTAGAAGAGGCATTAGCTAATAAAGCTGAAAAAAACCACAACCACGACGAGCGGTACGCGCCTATAACCCACCATCATAACGAGTATGCCCACCGTACGCATAGGCATAATTGGGATGATATAGATGGAAAGCCTAATAACCTCGCTACCACTGAAAATGTTAAAACAGCAATTGAGGGGATACAAATAGGAGGAAGGAATTACGTTTTAAATTCTAAAACTAAGTTAACTTCAGTTGGTTATATGGGGCAGTATTGGAATCTTTCAGAACCCGTTGTTATTGGGGAACAATATACATTTTCTTGTTATGCAACCATTGAAAAGGAAAGGATATTATGTGTTTATTTCATTGATGTTTCTGGGCAACCTCGTCAATACATTATTGATAAATTAGTAAATGGATATAATAAATTTACTGTGATTCCTAATTATGCTTGGAGTGGTTTATGTGTTTTTTACGAAGTTTTGGGAATATCACCAACTCCTACAGCTACAATAGAAAAGTTAAAGTTTGAAAAAGGCAACAAACCTACAGACTGGTCGCCCGCGCCTGAAGATTTTGATTTTTTCAAAGGCAATATTCAGCTTTCAGATTTAAACACTTTTAAAAATAGAGAAACAGGTGGTTTTTCTGTTAATACAGGAGGTGGTTGGGGTGCTTATCTTAATTTTAAACTTGATGGTTCAACATCATCTTTGGAATTTTTCAAACCTAATTGGTATCCTTCCTCAAGAATGGGGATTAGAAATTCTGTAGATAGTAGTAGATTCAATGACGATAATGGAGGATTTAGATACTTAGCATGGTATGATGATATTTTAAGAGCAGGAGTTGAATGTACTCAAAATTCGAAATTACAAAGGGAACATCAAAATCAAACTATTTTTGTAACAGTTTCTTGTAATATTGAACTTAACGCAATTGAAGACTTGAGTAGCACTTCATTTCGCAAAGTCTTTGATAATGGAGAAGTAACTTTCACTTGTACGGGGAAAAATATTATCTATACAGGTGATAACACTTTTAACGGCAAAAAGGGCAGTACGGCGGTAGTAAGTATATACAACAATGATTGTTACATTGATATAAGAAATGTTTAACTATGAAAAATATATTACAAAATTTACAAGGACAAGACAAATTAAAGCACAGCAAGTGGGGGAATATTATTCTCTTACTTACATTCACCGCATCACTAATATTTCTGAATGTATGGCAGGCATTGTGCAGTGCCTTCTTGGTGTTGTTATGCGCGGCTCTTAGCAAGGAGCTATACGACAAGTATATCAAGCGTACCTTCATCGATTGGTGGGATATAGTAGCCGCATTTATCCCTTATCCGCTCATTAAACATATACAGAAGCTATGAATGCAACACAATTCTTTGATTGGGGAAATGATGATAAAAAGGCTAAGGAAAATCGTCTGAAGAAAGAATCAGATAAGATATATAATAAGTTACGTACTTCCCCTGTTAATAACACTTGGTATTATAGAAAAGGTGAGTATTGGTATAAATATACATATGGTGTGGTATATCACCAATCTTTTTCTTGTAAAGATATAAACGAACTTGAATATGACGAATTAGTACCATATTTTAATAGTGGAAATATTCTTTTTTTAAGAGATTGTAAAGCAAAAAAAGTTGTTTTAAATTATATTTTAGGGAAAGTAAGACAGGTAGATTTTATACCTTTTGCAAAACAAATAGAAAAAATAACAATTCCCAATTCGTTTGAAATATATAACGACGGGGCAACTGAACAAATACTTTTAAGAGAAAAAAATAATACAAAGAATAATACTCTTATTAATTGTTATGCATTAGAAAAGAAAAAAATAATAGATAAAATAGTAATAGAATAAACAATGATAAACTATATATTACAAGGCTTCGGCTTCACCGGTTGGCGAGACTTTATTAACTCAAGTTTTGGGCATATATTTTCAGTGAATTTTATTGCGGTTGATGTAGTAGTGTCCGCTTTTATCGGTTTAGTTCACTTCCTTTTTGGCTTCAATCACTTATTCCTTGCCGCTTATGTGGTGCTGATATTCTTTGAATGGATTACGGGAGTGTTAGCGTCATTTAAGCGTGGCGAACGACACGAAAGCCGCAAATTCGGGCGTATGCTCCTTAAGATACTCACTTACTTGGTGCTGATATATGTACTGCATACTTTTTCGGCTAATATCAGCTTCCCAGTGTTAGGCGATTTTGAGTTCGACCCTTTTCACTGGTTATATTGGGTGGTGCTGCTTGCTATTATATGGCAGCTGGTAGTGAGCCTATTGGAAAACTTAGGCTGCTTAGGGTTTAGGTTTGCTAACGTGCTGCTGAAGATTATCAACAAAAAATTCTTTAAGATGTTTGACCTTACTGAAGAATCTGATAAAAATTAATAAACGTATGAAAAAATCGACAAGACAAATTAAATACTTAGTGGTGCACTGCTCGGCAACGCCCGAAGGTCGCAACCATACAGCCAAGGACATCGACCTTTGGCATCGCCAACGTGGTTTTGACGGAATTGGCTACAATTACATTATCCGCTTAGATGGCACGGTTGAAGAGGGTAGAGATGTTAATAAAATCCCCTCACACGTGAAAGGGTACAATAAGGAGAGTATAGGTATCTGTTACATCGGTGGCATCGATAAAAACACGTTGCAGCCCAAAGACACCCGCACCCCTGCACAGAAAGAAGCCCTTAAAAAGCTCCTTATTGAACTTAAAAAAATGTACCCACAAGCTGAAATCTTAGGGCACCGCGACTTTCCTAATGTAGCAAAAGCCTGTCCGTGTTTTAATGCTAAAATTGAGTATAAAAACCTATAAAAACGAATGAAAAAATACGCTATCATCTTACTATCGTTGCTCTTGAGTGCGTGCCATACCAAGAAGACAGTTGCCGAGAAAGTAAGTACTCAAACCTCTGAGCTCGCTACGGTGGGCTCAGGGCTTTCTGCTTGGCAACACTCGCTGCTTAGCTATCAGCTTAGCACTATCAGCCCCGATATGCCCTTAGAATACACACACGAGGTAGAGGGCAGAGTTGTGGAGCGCATCACCCTTAAAGGGGGTACGCTTAGCGTTACCGTGCAAAACAGTGCTGCTACTTACCTAACAAAAACAGCCACCGTACAAATGTCCGTTGCTACTACTACCTCCAAGCATAAGCACGTACAGCGCAGCCTTATCAGTCCTTGGTGGTTACTGCTATTGCTATTGGCGGTGGTAATCATATTGTGGCGCAAACTGAAAAAATAACAAATCATTATGACAGACTCTTTCGTTACCTCTGAATTTGTGTTAGACCTTTCGCGCATTGCTATCTCTTATCAAGAGGAGAACCCGCGATTTAAAGACACCTTCTTCACTCAGTATTCACTGCCATTTGAGTTTCAGATGAATGCTGATTTACGCTTGCGTATGGGCAACTACACCGCCCTCAACGCCACCAAGCTAAAGAAGAAGTACGAGGGCTATCATATAATGGACGGAAGGGTACGCAAGGGTACGCTCGAAATTCTATCAGTTGAAGGCAATATAGTGTCCGCCCAAATAGATTCGGGCTTCGAGCAGCTGCCCAACTTCGACAAAAAGCTATGCGACCTACCGCTATTACGCCATCGTGTAGCTGACATATACCAGCACGCTAAGGAGGTATGCCAGAAAAAATACCCTGAGGTAGATTACAACTTCCCTCGTGTGGTGTATCCTAAAGATACCAGTCAAAGAGGGTGGGAACATTATATGGGTTTTATCAATCACTATTTGGCCGATGCGTTCGCGCACTACGAATATAACATTATGCACCCTATGCCTTATTTGCTGTATGTGCTCAAAACAGGATTCGCTAATGCGGGCTATGAGCTGGCAGGCGACATTCTTACCGATGAGGATTTCAGTCAGCAGGTGTTGTACAGCAATATTCCTTACTACCTCACTACCGCCCAGCAAGAGCACCTCCTCACAGCGGTTGCTCCCACCTACGAGTTTGCCACAGCAGGTACGTGGCGGTTAGTTTGCGACAACCAACTTATAAGAGGTGTGGTTACCTTACGGCTAAAACTTAACAATGTTATCATTCGTGAGTTTAGTTTTGAAAAGAGCGATACGCTTAGCTTCACCCAGCTACTCTCTATCGATAGCACACCGCAAACCCTTAGCTTAGAGATAGAAGGTACGCCACATCAACATCTCTCAATGAACCTCAATATTGTAGCTCAACACAGCGAAGACGGCAATGTTATTGAGCAAATCATCAACCCTAATATAGTAGACCTCAAACGCGCTGTGCCCGATGTTACCTTTGGCGACTTGGTAAAGACGATTAAGAATTGGAAGAATTACGATATAACTATTGAGGGTAACAAGCTGTATATGAACCGCATTAGAGTAGAAGAACGAAGCAATGTAAAGGATTTTAGCTCTTGGGAAGTACGCAAACCTAAAAAAACATTCCTTACTAAGCAGTCGTACCTTATCAAGTTTCCCGAAATGGACGATAAAGCCTATCAGCTGCCCGTGATACAAGTAACCGACAACAGCTACCAAGTGCTGAAGGCGGACGAGGCAAACACGCTTACCAATGTTACCGAAGTACAGATAGGTGGCTACTGTTTGCCCCGAGTGATGTACCAAGGGCACTATACAGCGGTAGCGCGCAAGGGGGGCGAACAAACCATTAGGCTGATATGGTACGACGGCTTGCACAACAATCAGAATAATGCGGGCTTTTGCAAGGCTCTTACCCCTCCGTTAGTAGCTGAGTATTGGAAAGACTGGTACAAAATGCGCATCGCCGCCGCCGAAAGCGTTTACCAGCGGCATAAAGAGCAACAAGGCTACGAACGAGCCAAGATAGGCGAAGGTCATGCGGTAAGTGGCCAGCGTGTTGCGGTGTGCAGGGTCGGGACTCATCACGCCCAACAACGAGGCGTATGGCACATTGATGGCCGAATAAACCATCATCATCAGCCCGTAGGTAACGAAGGCGTAGACGATTTTTCCCGTCTCGCCCATCGGTGGCGTGAGGAATGTTAG